GTCTCGGCTGCAAGTTGTTGGCGGAAGCGCTGGCGTATGAAGCGCGACATGTAGAAGGCAGGCCGACCAATACCCATAGGCGGTATCAGTTCCATTGCTTCAAACATCAGCTCAGGCAGGTTGGGACCTGTAGCCGCATCAGCCAACGTCAACGACTTGTCGATATTGCAAATGCGGACTACGTAGCGCCAATCACGGACCGTAAGCCCTGCGTCCATACGGAAGTGCATACGATACGCCTCCATACGGCCACCAGAACCAGAACCATCAGCATCCTCAATCGTCTGCTGACCCTTATCGGTCACCTGCATTCCGGCAGTTGAACCTTTCGGGATGATACCGTGTGCGGTATTTGGCCCCCAAACTACAAGCCAGATTGAGGCGTTATCAGAACCTGTTCCACTTGCATCAATGATATTATCTGCGTTTTCGGCAGACAGATCATTGTAGCGTGTGGAGAAGCCGTCAAAACGCTCAGGATTGACATTGGTATCACCGTAGAACAACGTAGAGACAAGCTCCTGGCTTATCCCCTCAATTGTCGCAACCGCTTCAGAGAGACGGAACTCATTCGTATTTCCGTTCAAATCAGCAAGTGCTTTGTCGACCTCGTTGTAGGCCTCCAGCATCCCAACCGTATCCGTAACTTGGACACGTTGTGATTTGTTTGGCTGTACGCCGCCGTAGAGGCGCCGCCAGGTGGGGGTTGGCAGGCCGGAACGGATTACCGATCGGTGGCCTGTAGGAAGATTGCCTTCAACGAAAGTCCAGTCAGCCATGACTTCGTTCGTCTCGTGCAAAATCTCCACGACTGTTGCCACGGAGCCATCGGGATCGAGGGCCTGAGCAAAGTCAAGGAGAGTCGGATTTGTAGCGGCTAAAGTTGCCATTTTCTACTCCTAGATTACAGTTCCCCCAAACAGTTTATCTGCTCGGGACTTTGCTACCGGAGTTTGAGATCCTTGTACAGGTCTGCCTTCGCCCGGTACTGCATTCGCAATGTTGTTCAGGAACCGCACCATAGAAAGAGTATTGCCTGCGCCCGTAACTTTGAAAACTTCCTTAAGGGCTTCAGCTTCCTCGGTGCCTCCTGCGTACAAATCGACTACAGTTAGCGCTTTTGCTAGAGAGGCATCTTGGTTGTCGCCGCCATATGTTAGGTCAGCGGCAACCTCAGCCCTCCAAGCATCTTGTACTGCGTTCCATTCAGTCACAATGGCTTCTTCAGCCGAGGCCTGTTGGGCCGCAAGTAATTCCAATGAGCCTTTAATAATGTCTCCACGATTACCGGCTCCGTTTATCATATCAACAAACTCAGTAAGGGAGTCTGTGTTTGGCTCAAATCCCTCGGGAATGAGGCCGTTTACCGTTTCTGCCGTAATAGCTTCGGCACCGAATGTGGACGTAGGCGGAGTATCGCCGAGAAGCGACTTTGGCTCTGCCGGCTCTGCTGCCGTTGGCGGAGAATCAGCTGGCGTTGCGGCTGGCTCCGTCGTCGCCGGCGTAGGCTCCGGGTTCGGACTCGGCGTCGGATTGGGTTCGGCCGAAGGCTGTGGATCTGGATTTTCTGACATTCTGGTTCTCCTTCATCATGACTAAAAAAGCGTCAGGGTCAATTTCGGTTATTTGAGCAAGCAGGCGTTGACCAGCACTCTGCACACCACAGTTGAAAGACATGTCGAGCGCGTTCCGCTCGAAGGGGTTTACGAAAGCTTTACACTCTTCGAGAAAGAGCCAAAGGAAGCGTCTGCCGTCTGCATTTCCTGTAAGCAGGGAAAGGCCGGCTTCGACTGCATTCTTGTCCTCTTTCGCATATTTCTTTTGTAGGTTTCGGACCTTACGTTCATTTGACGACATTATATAGTGTACCCCGCGTTAAGACAAGAGCCATATTTTAGCCTCCGATAAGCTCCTGCAAGGCGTTTCGCCCGCCGCCGACATCGGCCTGGGACAGGTTTCGCGCAGCATCGGTGAGATCTTTACCGACCAGTGCAGCCTGTTGCGCCTCAATTTGTTCCTTCTCGGCCTCAAGTTCCGCCGCCACATCTGCCCGGCTCCGCAGGTTCTTCGCCGGAATGTTAAGGCGGCTGGCGTAGTCTCGGACAAGTTCATTAAAGTCAGGGATGCGCGCCACATTCGGTGCAATAGCGGAAAGCTCGCCAATAAGCTGCATAAAGCGTTCGATCGAGCCGGTGTTGGCCGCACGCTGGGCATCGGCAAGAACAGAGACGTACTGGATTTGAATGGTGTTGGTGTCTAGGCCTGGAGGCGGATCAGGGAAATTGCCGCGCCGGAGCATTATATTAAACGTGCGGCGGATAACCAGATCAAGATCCTCGCTGTGAAAGCGCTCCAGTACGCCACCAAGAATAAGCATGTCCTCTGACTTGCGCTCATAGACCTCGGCGGCACTTCGAACAGTCTCCAGTTCCGAAATATTGCGGAATAGGTTGTTGTAGTATATCTCCTTTATTCGAAGCTGGAGCGCCCTCACACCTTGTGTCATTTCTCCGACTGGCGGATTGACTGTGTAAATTGCCTTCGCGCCGAAAGAGCTGCCGGGGACAAAACTCACACCGCCTGGAAGAAGGGCATCAGGCTGAGCACGAAGCATCACATCCGCAACAACAGGCGGCCGGATCATTTTATCCATGCTCTGAGCTTTTTGCAGCGTCTCCTTCTGGAGCTGCTTGATGTCGGGTAGGGCGTCCATAGTTGGCGATGTGCCGTAGGTGCTGTTGCCCTGCAGATCCCATCGCGGCGCTATGATAGGACTTTCACGATAGCCTTTAAGCTCAAGCAGTTCTCCGGGAGCAGCGTTGCCATCTTCCCAATAGAACTCACGGTGAGAGAAAATGTTTAAGATGCTTGAAGCATCACCCTGAGTGTTTGGCTCAATCAGGTGTGTGATTGAAACGGTTTCAAGAAGTCCACTGCCGCCGACGCTGTATTTCATCCGCGTTCGCTCTGAGACATTTTGGATACCGAATTGTCCAACGACCTGCTGAACTTCCATCTGAAATTCGCGGGCCATGCCGACAATTATACGGCGGTCGTCCTGGAAAAGGCGATACTCGCCCATAGGCGAATTGTAGAACCGAATGACATCCTCAAAGTCGTCGTAGAGGAGCATCGCGCCGGTTCCGAAGCTGCAAAGCTCGAGGTAGATTACGCCCTGAGAGCTATAGTAGTTTGACTCTGAGAGAATAATTTCCATCCGACGCTTGGCCTCCTCAAGCCAGACGATATACTCGCGCGGGTAGCTGTCGTTATCTTCAGGAAATTCGTACAGGCGGAGGCGGAACCAAGGCCGGGATGGAGAGGTAATGCCGTTCATCAGCCCGTGCGCAAGCGTCCGCGCCGCAATCGTCCCCGTAGCATCAAGAATATACTTATTCGTCGGCGGCACTTTCATCGCAGGCTGAGTTATACTATTACCCTGCCGGACTAGCCACTCATACTTTCGCGGAAGGAGATATTTTGCAATCTCTTGAAAATGGGGCCGCCAAAGATCAAAGTCCTCACCCAGCTTCTTAACGAAAGCCTGTTTAAGTTTGAAGGTGGCGGGATCAAGTTTAACTGGCATTAGTCTGTACCGCCGATCAGTGTCCGCTTCTGTATCCGCTCACGGCGCTTGAGGCCGACACTTGAAGTAAGGACGGAAGGCGGCAACAATAAGCTGGGTGAGAATCTTGATGCGATGCGGCCTGAAGCCAACGAGGGCGGCGTCGGCGGCAGCGGGGCTGGAGCTACTTTTCTATTCATCCTTGCATATACTCCTCACTTAGGTGATCATAGGTAGTCAGAAACTTTGGTCGAAATGCGGTTGGGTGGATGACTATGGGAAAGGCAAAGGTGCAAGCAAGAGCGTCGGTGAAGTCGGGTGAAGGGAGACCCCGCGCTTTCATAAGGGATTTTGACTCAAGGGTGATTTGTTCTTTGGCGTTAAGGGTGTAAGTAGCGCCCGTCATCTCGTCAATCATAAGGCGACCAGCTATCTGGGCCGGAATGGAGCCCGTTGCAAGAAACTCACGTAGGCCCCCATATATCTCAGCCCTCTTATTCATATACTTCACAGCCGGATCGTTATTTACACCGTCAGGGCGGGAACCAAAGTCTACCTCAAAGACATTTAGACCCAAGGCGCGGCAGCCGTCTACAACGCCTCCGCCCACTCCGCCGCCATCAATAAACACCATAGCAGCGTTGTGTGAGTTATAGGCAGCCACAACACGTTGGATGGTATAATCAATACCCATTTTCTGATAGAACTCGACCGGAAGGCTGGCGGCATCGCGGCCCTGTCGCGGCCAGATTACAGTTATATCATCCCCAAAGCGCGCAACATCGACCCCAAGAACGACTGGGGCATGATTTTGGTCAACGATTTCACGGTCGATTGCATCGGATACGAGCTGGCGCGGGATAAAGCTGCTGGCATCGGTGCGTGGAAACTTCCCGAGCACCCGGACGCGGACAAAATCACTATCGAGGCCAAAGTCGTCAATCCACTTCTGGAGCTGTGTTTTGTTTGTCCTCTTAACCTCGCGGGAATCGACTTCGCGCGTCGTCCAGCGGTGGGCAAATCGGCCACTGTCGAAGCTGTCGCGGAAACGCCCGGTGTTCTTCGTAGGGTTGCCAAAGGTGAACCACATGATCTCAGTGTTGATGTCAGTAAGCGCGCCCTCAGTCGTCTCGAAGATAATATCCGGTATTGCGGAGGCCTCGTCGAATACGATAATAAGTCTCTTACCTGCGTTGTGCAGCCCGGCAAACGCCTCCGTATTCCGCTCCGACCACGTAACTATGTCGATGCGCCACTCGCGGGCGCTGGCCTCGTCCTTCGCAAAAAGCGCCGTCGCTGTGCATTTGAAAAGGTCGTGAGCGATGAAAAGTCTGTACCACTTCGCAATCTCAACCCAGGTCTTGGTCTTAAGCTGGTTTTCGGTATTTGCAGTGACTACGCCGCGCGTGCCCCGAAAGGTTGAAAAGGCCCACCAGATAAGCCACGCGACGAGGGCGGACTTGCCAACTCCGTGTCCAGAGGTGACTGCGATAAGAATTGCTTCGTTAGTGTTAATTATCCTATCGCGGACAAGTTTAAGCATCCACTCCTGCCACTCATCCGGCCCGGTTTCTTTAACTAGCTCAGTCCCCTCCTCGCCCCACGGAAAGGCCCACATGACAAACGCATATGGGTCGTAGGCAAAGGTGCCTAACTCGTCAATCATCTCCTGTTCGATGGTGGTGGCGCTATCGAGCATTAT